GGTCCATGATGTAGCAGCCTTGGTCAAGAAACACCTCGGCCAGCGGGACAGTTCGACACTCGCCGCGGCCCTTGAGCAGTTCTACCACGAGCACCGCGAGTTCGTGGAGCGGAACATGCGGTCATCCGTGACTGCTCTGTCGGACGCCATCCGGACCGAGCTTGAGAACGAACTGGACATCTCCCTGGCCGGCAATGAGGAATACGAGCACTTCATCGCGGAGTACCTCTCGGCTTACGCCGCGCGGTCCACGGAGTCATCCCGGCGCCAACTCCAGGCCGTCATCGATGACGCCGCAGCCAACAGCCGGCCAGTCGATGAAGCCATTCAGACTCGACTGGATGAGTGGACCGAGAAGCGGCCGGACAAAGAAAGTCGGAACGAAACGACCCGCACGGCCAACGCAGTGACCCGCGCCGTCTTCGCCATTGCCGGCGTGACGAACCTGGTCTGGCGGAACATGGGCGACTCTTGCGAGGTCTGTAAGGGGCTGAATGGCCGAGTAGTCGGGATTGACAAGCCGTTTGCCTCAGCCGGCAGTGTGCTGGCCGGCGGCTTCAGCGTGAATCGTAATACCTCACACCCGCCCATCCACCGCGGCTGTGCCTGCGTCATCGACCGCGCATAAACGACCATGAAAGACATCGAACTCCGTTGTTACTCAACCGAACTGAGACTTGCCGAGCCCGGCAGGATCATCACGGGTGTTGCGATCCCCTACAACAGCCGCAGCGAAGACCTGGGCGGATTCGTGGAGATCGTCGCGCCGGGCGCACTTACCCGCACGCTGGCCGACCCAGGTAACAACGTCAAGCTCCTGTTCTCCCACAATCACGCCTATGTGTTGGGCAGTGTAGCAGCCGGGACGCTGAAGCTCACGGACATCGATGCTGGCCTGGCATTCCAGAACGACCCGCCCGAGACGACCTGGGCCAATGACTTGCTCGTCTCTCTCCGGCGCGGCGACATCGGACAGTGCTCGTTCGGCTTTCACGTCGTGAAGGACTCCTGGCAGCGGGTCGATGACATCATGGTCCGCACCCTGCTGGATATCGACATCACAGAGCTTTCCATCGTGGCTTTCCCGGCCTACCCGGACAGTTCGGTATCCGTCCGGTCGAAAGAACAGTTTCAGAGGGCAGTTGACACCCTCGCAGCAGCCAACGCCGCCGATCAGAAGACGCCGGCGGGCGCCGAACTAACAACCGAGCAGAAGCTCGGCATGATGCTCCGGCGCCTGGACTTGCTCGCCAAGCAGTAGGTCAACGCAACTTCAGTTAGTGAGGACAACCCCATGACCATCAACGAATTGCGAGAGAAGCGCGCGAAGCTGATTGCTGACGCCCGCGCCATTCTCGACACGGCGTCTTCGGATAAGCGGGACGTTACCGCGGAAGAGGATGCCCGTTACACCGTCATCATGACGGATGTTGACAAGCTCGGTGCCCAGATCGCCCGCGAGGAGCGGCTGGCTGGCCTGGAAGCCGAACTGCGACAGAGCCAGGGCAGCATCGCCCGGACCCTGAACGGCCGTGGCGATCAGCCCACCGACGAGCGGCGCGCGGCATTCCAGCGGTATCTACGGACGGGCGAACTGCGTACAACGACCGGCTACAACGTTGGCACGGATGGCGAGGGCGGAGCGTTGGTCCCTGCGGAGTTCGTTCCGCAGCTCTTCAAGGCTCTGGCCGACGTGAACGTCATGCGCCAGATCGGTCGCGTGCTGCCTCCGGTCGCCAGCAATGCAGTCATCCCGAGCTTCACCCCGGTCGGCACGGCCGCCTGGGTTGCGGAAGAGGGCACCTACACGGCCGCCGCTCATACCGGCTTCGCCAAGAATGCGATGGGCGCCCACAAGGCCGGTTCCATCGTGAAGGTCTCCGAGGAGTTGCTTCAGGACTCCAGCATCGACATCGAGTCCCTGCTGACGGATGAGTTCGGCCGCCAGATCGGCAACCTGGAAGAGGCTGGCTTCGTGGTCGGCGACGGCGACGCCAAGCCCACGGGTGTGACCGGCACCGCTCAGGTCGGAGTGACCACCGCTTCCGCCACGGCCATCGTTGCCGACGAGCTGCTGGACCTCTTCCACAGCGTGAAGCCGGCGTACCGCGGCAAGGCGTCGTTCCTCATGAACGACACCACCGCCCTCTACGTCCGCAAGCTCAAGGTCACCGACACTGGCGAGTACGCCTGGCAGCCCGGCTTGCAAGCCGGGCAGCCGGATCGCCTGCTCGGCCGTCCGGTGTTCTTCAGTTCAGCAATGCCCGAGATGAGTGCCGCTGAGGGCAGAGTCATCGCCTTCGGTGACTTCTCGTTCTACTGCATCGTGGACCGCAAAGAGGTCTCGATCCAGCGGCTGGCCGAGCTGTATGCCGCGTCCGGCCAGGTCGGGTTCAAGCTGTATCGCCGTACCGACGGCAAGCTGTTGGTTGCCGAGGCCGTGAAGACCCTGAAGATGAAGGCCGCATAGTTCTCCCCGCGGGTGACGCTCTTAAAAGGGTGTCACCCGCCCCACCTTGACCTATGCTCATTCGTTTCTCCACTTCGGCTCCCGGTCTGGCCGGACTGCGCTTCGGTTACTCCTGCGTAGCCGACGCCGACTCGTTCAACCCGGCCGAAGTAGCTGAGTGGTTGGCCGCCGGTGATGCTCAGGTAGTCGAGCCCGCAGAGAGACAGGCGACGATCACCCCGGCCGAGAAGGCGATTGCCGGGCGCCGAGTGAGGTAATCATGGCCGATGTCATCACCCTCCAGGACTTGAAAGACCACCTGCGGATCCTCACCGACGCCGAGGACGCCTACCTCGCGGGCCTGATTGAGACTGCGACGGCCTATGTCGAGGGCGACTTGGACGCTTCATTCACTGACATGGAGAGCACGCCGGCGGGCATCCCGCTCCCGCTCAAGCAGGCCCTGCTCTTCCTGTGCGCTCACTGGTACGAGGAGCGCCAGCCGGTGACTTCGGGTGTAGCTGTCAGTCAGCCCATTCCGCTGGCATATGAGAGCATCATCAACAAATACCGGAACTACTCGTTCGCATAGCTTACCCCATGCGTATCGGCCAGTTGAGACATCTGATTCAACTCCAGCAGGAGACGACCGTGTCGGACGGGATGGGCGGCCACGTGTCCACCTGGGCCACTGTCGCCGAAGCATTCGCCGCTATCGAGCCGCTCTCGGGCAGAGAGTACTTCGCCGCTCAGCAGACTCAATCCACCGTGACGCACAAAGTCACTATGCGATACATCGACGGCATCACGTCGGCTTTCTGCGTCCGATACGGGACTCGCGTGTTTGATATCCGCGCCGTCATCAACAACGAGGAGCGCCATCAGTGGCTCATTCTCATGTGCGAGGAGCGCCGGCCGTGAGCGTGAAGGTGAAGGTCACCGGGCTGGATGCGGCTCTAAAGCAACTCCAGGGCTACTCCGATGAGGTCAAAGAGAAGTGCAAAGCTGCTGTCCGAGATCACACGGAAGCAATCAAGGCCCAAGCTGTGGCAGCCGCGCCGGTGGACACCGGCCGGCTCAAGAGCGAGATTGAGACTGATTACTCCAGCCTGGGCTACTTCGGCCGGGTCCGTGCCAAGACGCCCTACGCCCACTGTGTCGAGCTCGGGACGGTCAAGCAGCAGGCCCAGCCGTTCTTGCAGCCCTCGTTCGAGTCCGAGAAAGCCAAGTTCGTTGCCGACATCAAGGCCATTGTGAAGAGTTAACCATGCTCGCATCCCTCGGACTTCAGGCAGCCATCTATCAGACGATCACGGCCGATGCGGAGTTGTCGGCGCTGGTCAGGGGTGTGTACGACTCACTCCCGCAGGACACCGAGTTCCCGTATGTCGTCATCGGGGCCGACACCGAGAAGCCGTGGAATAGCCTGACTGAGATCGGCCGAGAATGCACAGTGACGCTGCATGTCTTCAGCCAGTATCCCGGTATGCGGGAATGCAAGCAGATTGCCGGCCGGATCATCGCATTGCTTGAGCGCCAGCCGGCCAGCCTGGGAGCGGTCAGCAGCAGACTCGACATGGCACAGTTCGTCGTGGACCCGGATGGAGTCACCCGCCACGGCATAGTTCGTTTCCGACTCCTGGTTCGGTAGTCGCCGAGCCGTCAGTGCAGTAACAGACCAACTCACGTGAGGTAACATCCAATGCCCAATCTGCCCATCAGCGGCGCCAATACTTTGTTCAAGGTCGGCGACGGCGCGACTCCGACCGAGGCTTTCACCGCCGTTGCTGAAGTCCGTTCCATCTCCGGCCCGTCCATCACGGTGGACACGACTGACACCACGAGCATGACCAGCGGCGTGTGGCGCCGGAAGGTCCCGACGCTTATCGACGCCGGCGAAGTGACGTTCGACATCGCCTTCATGCCGATGGAGACCGGCCATGCGGATCTCTATCAGGACCTGAAGGACCGTGTCCTGCGGAACTTCAAGGTCGTCTTTCCGACCACCCCGGCCTGGGAGTGGTCCATCTCCGGGTATGTTACCGGCTTCGAGCAGGAGTTCCCGATGGACGACGTTATTACAACGTCCGTGACCATCACCCTGGTCGGCGAGCCCACCCTAGCTGCGGCCGCGTAGTCATACGGGGCCGGCCACATACCGGCCCCACCTTCTTTTGTCGAGTGGAGGAACGATGCCCAAGAAGTACACTGCCATCGAGTTGGACAAGACCCGCAACCTGCTGTACACCCTCTCGGCCCTCCAGTACATTGAGGAGACATGTCATTGGCGCCGAAGGCAACCTTGGCGACATAGACGCTGGCGTTCTACAGATCTTCCGGACGCAGCCCCGTGTGCTTGGCGATTACCGACAGGATCACAGGCCCCAGTTCCTCCTTGTCGTGGTAGGCGAAACGATACTGTGGCCAGCCCTCACGGCGCAACGTCCGATGGGAACCTGACGTGCGAACAACGCGCCACCCGATCCTTTGAAGCGCCGCAAGGACGCGCCGCGCCGTCGTGGCGGGCCATTCGTTCATGCGGCAATGGAGAACTGCAGCGTGTCGGAGTCCGGTTTCATCTCGCCGTGTTCGATTTCCTCAGCAATCACCCGGAGCGCGAGTGCCTTGGCCCTGAGCGTCGCGTCCTCAGGAGTTGTCCCGTATACCGTCACACCGGGCAGTTCGGGAACGTCGCCAATCCAGCGACCGTCCGTTTCGGGAAGCAACCGGATGGTGAGCTGCATAGCCTCATGCTACCACCTGTTCCGTGGAGTTGCGCATTGCTGTTGCTGTCCGCATGGTCGGCAATCCGTAGCCGATCCATCGGGACATTGCCGCCAACCCTGGGCTTCGGCAACCGCCAGTCCGCTGCCGCGGCAGCGTCCTTCAGGTTAGGCTGTTCGCTGACGTGGCCTGTGCCTGCGGGCGCAGGCGGACCGGCATCTTCACGGTTTTGGACGTGAGCGGCGTTTGCGGGAGGTATCCGCAAGCGGTCAGCCCTCCGTAGCGACAGGCCCTCCAGCTAGAGACCAGGTGGTTTCCTGAGAACTGCTTCGCTCGGGTTCTGGAGGGCTGAGAGCACATTCTCCGCGATCTTGGCTATCAGCTTCTCCCCCTAGAAGGGATCGTAAACGTCGTAGTAGATCACCCTGATATGCTGTACATCAAACGGAACATCACCCTCGTTCGAGGAAACCAATACAACAGGCTTCTCAAGAGCATGTGCTAAACCAAGCTCATAGAAGACGTTCGGGTTCCGGCCGGTTAGTTCGGCAACTAGAACCTTCGCGTTATGTATGCCGACCCAGATCTGGTCGACGATCTTGCCCGTCTTAAACATGTCATCATCTGCTCTGACTGGGCGAAGACCGTCACCATCGCCTCCTCAAATCGATTCGCGGAGCCGCTTCAGACCCAGCGGGCCGCAGCTGCAATTCTTACAGCAGCTGACAGCAGCTAGGATGGGAGTCAAGGGTGTGATAATCCGTTGTTGGTGCGTCATAGGCGCGAACCGCTGCGAGGATACCCGGCTTCCGTCCCCTTTCCGTGGCGTACGCGTCGTTTTTTGTATTGGAGCGCGGTCCTCACCAAACGCCACAACAGCGCTCAGGTAGGCCATTTCGTGCATTCGGCTGGACATACGTCCTGTGAAGTCCGCTCCACGTCAACTGACCGGGAAGCGCCCGTGGGATGGTCGATGAACCAGAAGTTGGTGTCCCCGAGGCAGGTTCCAATGCAGCACAGAATCGAAACTGCGCGGCGCTTGTGAAACGGGACGCTGCCGCCGTCGGTGCCTGCCGAAGCACTCCGCCGTCCGGCCCGCGCCGCGCGCCGCTTACGCCCGCAGCGAGTACGAGCTCAGCACCTTGAGGTAATTCGCCCGCAGGAACGAGTTCGGATCCGCCACCGACTTCTGGCTCATCGAGCCTTGCATCTGCCGGATCGACTCGTACTCGTGCTCTTCCATCCAGGTCTTCAGCTCCGCCAACAGCGTCGCCATGGACCCCGCCCGTGACCGCCAGGTCGGCTTTCAGCTTCCCGTGGAGGATCGCCACCCAGTGCAGCCGCAGCAGCAGCTCGTAGGAGTTGCTCAACTGCAGGCTGGGCACGATCTCCAGCGCCTCGAGGTCGAAATCGGGCTGGTAGAAGCGGTTGAACAGCACCAGCCCGCGCGCGCCGGCCGCTTCCAGGCGCGCCGCCAGGTTAGCCATTGCGCTGAAGTACGGTCCCAGCTTCACCGCCACCGGGATCTGCACGCTCGCCGCCACGTCGCGCACCAGGTCGACGTAAGCCTGCTCGACCTC